GCCGTGTCGGAGGTAAAGACGGCGGTCGTGTTAAACGTACCGCTGTTCCCCATGCTGGTCACCGGTATCGTGAGTGTCATCAGCCAGATGAACGATGACATTCCGATGGAGCACTCGGTCTACCATGCCACCCACCTGTTGTGTGCCGGCATCAGTCGGGAACTGAGTCTGTCGAATGACGGGCGCGTGGAACTCCGCGTGTTCACTAAAAACGACGAGGACAATGATTTGCTCCCGGAATGGTTTGACGGGGCCTTTCGACGGATGATGAAGGGAATCGTGGACATCGCCTCACTCCAGGTTGTTCCTGGGGCGGATTACCACGTCACCTTCATGCACACCGATTGTCTGGTCATCGTGTACCACTTCAACAAAGGGATGCTGCAATGATTCTCGACAAGTTCAACATCGGCGATACCATCAGTTTCCAGGTTTACCCCTCGACGCTGTATGGCACCGCCTTTAACCGGGTCAAAGTCAGTGACCTGATTTCGGCCCGCTCCACCTCGTTCTTTAACTTTGATGCACAGGCGGAACACCTCAAGGTCCTGTCTGACGTGAACACCCCACCCGGTCAGGTCCCGCAGTCGTATGACGCGTACCAGTACCTGGTGTTCTTCACCACGGCTGCCCCGGACAAACCGCAAGTGGTGGGTATCCCCTGGATTAAAGCGGACAGCATCACCGTGGACGGTAGCCGTGACGCCGTGGGGTATTTCCCCGGCATCAGCGACGCCCAACTCACGGAACTGCGTAAAGCCATCAGTGCGATTGGTCTGACTGGGTTCCAGGTTGACTTTAAATAAAGAAGCGCTACCGGGGCTCAGGCCTCGGTAGTGTCTTTTTTTATTCGAGCCACGTTTACTGTAGAGATTATTTTTTTGTTAAAAATGGACGCCCCTCATGGTCGACATCAGCAACCCGTTTACGCGCAGTGCGCGGCAGTATACCCGCGATATTGATATCGAAGAAGGGTACATTCATCAGACCGCGCTGTTTATCGCCCGGTCCACCGGTGCCGATTACCAGGAAGCCCGTGCCTTTGTCATCGACGAGATGCGCAATGGTGACAAACCGTTTAAAGACCCGTTGATTTGCGTGCTGGAACGCGACGACGAAGGTGACCGCCACAAGAAGGCGTATCCCCTGACCCAATACCTGAAAGACGCGGTGCAGAAGAACTACTTCATTGCCCCCACGCTGAGTCAGGTCTTACCCCCGAGCATCAAAGAGTCCTTGTTGTCCAAATACATCAAGGGAAACCTGGCGGAGCGTAACGCCGAGAAACACAAGCAGATGGTGGCCAAGAACAAAGGCGACGGTTTCCGCGCAACGCTCCACAAAAACAACCAGAACAACAAAAAGATTCTGAACAACGCCATCTCCGGGAACCACCGGTCTGAGCACAGTCATCTGTTTGACCAGAGCACGCACCCGATTCTGACCTCGTCGTGCCGTATTGCCAACGGGGTCGCGAACTCCCACAACGAACGGTTCCTGGGAGGTAACCGCCACTATTACAACGTGGATGTGGTGATAGCGCACTTTACCTCGATACTCGACCTCACGGATTGGTCCCTGGTCGAACGGGCGGTGACGGAATTCAACCTGCACCAACCCACGGTCGACGAGATTATGGACATGGTGCTGGATTGTGCCGAACCGTACTGGCGCAGCAGCAACAAGAACGGGGTCAAGAACATCCGTCGCTTCCTGAACGGGACCACGGGGTATGAACGCGCGGCCTTCCTCTATATGGGTGACCTGTTCTACCTGCGGGTGTACAACGAAGCCCTGGTGCGTAATTTCATTGACGGCTTGTGCACCCGTGCCACCACGATTGTGCCGGACCATGAAGAGTGGCTGAAGAAGGTCGATGACGACATCCTCAACCAGGTGAAGGTCATGTACCCGGACATCCTGGGCAGCGAGGAACTGCACGAAGCGTCATTGCGTGAGAACCCACAGTTTGGCCTGGTGGGAACCAGCTGCTACGAGATTACCCGGACATTACACGAGCACCGGTCGATTATCGAAGCGTTCTTTGTCAGCAAGAACATCCCGTTCCTGATTTCGGACTTCCCGTCGTCGATTCGTCGGGTCGGGGTGGCCTCGGACACGGACTCCGCTATCTTTACCGTGCAGGATTGGGTGAAGTGGTATTCCGGGGATATGAAGATAAGCCACAGCAACATCATTGTGGCCGAGACCTTCGGCTTCCTGGTGTCCCAGACCACCACGCACAACCTGGCGACCATGGTGGCGAACATCGGCATCACCGACGAGAAAGAGATGTTCCGCTTGTCGATGAAGAACGAGTACCTGTTCCCGGTGTTTGCCTTAACCAGCCGCGCCAAGCACTACTTTGCCAACATGGCGGTGCAGGAAGGGGTGGTGTTCAAGGATTACGACTTCGAGAAGAAAGGGGTGGAGCTGATTGCCTCGAACCTGGCGCCGGCGATTCGTAAAGACCACGAAGCCCTGTTGCACTACATCATCGACGCGGTCACCGAAGGCAAAGAGGTCTCCTTACACGAGATTATCCGCACGGTGGCGAAGTGGGAGTACCGCATCCATGACAGCATCGTGGCCGGTGAAACCAAGTACCTGAAGTCGGCGCGTGTGAACGAAGAAGACTCCTACTCCCAAGAGCGGGAGAACACCAAGTTCATTAACTACCAGATGTGGCAGGATGTCTTTGGTCCGGTATACGGTCTCGTCGAACAGCCGCCGTACTCGGCGTTGTCGTTCAGTATCTTACCGGATACCAAACGCAAGACCACGGAGTGGATTGCCACCTGGGCAGACCGGGGCATGGCCGACCGCATGACAGCGTGGTTAGCCAGCCGGAACAAGACGTACGTGGGGGAGATGTTGTTGCCAGAGAGTGTGGTACTGACGCTCGGGATTCCAAAAGAAATCCTGCCGGTGATTGACGTGCGCAAGATTATCGCCAAGGCGATGTCGCCGTTCTATCTGGTGCTGGAGACGCTGGAGTTCTACATGTTCGACAGCAAGCAGAGTAAGCTGGTGATGGACATGGTGACCCGCGAAGAGGTGATGGACGACATAGTGGCCACCAACCCCGATGACGGAGTTGATGACGACTACGACGATTAAGGCAGGTACTTAAAGATGCGGGTTTCAATAAACTGTTCAACGCCCTCGCCGTCCACACCGGGGATGTTGCTCAGCCAGCCCGCCCCTTTGAACTGTCGGAACTCGCGGCGCAGGAAGACGGCGTTATCCCCGTTGTCTTTCGACCCCGACTGGTAGGATAACTGGGTCAGCAACGCCAGGTACGGCAGGTAGCCCAACAGGAAGAACGGGCTATTGGTACGGGTAAACAAGACGTTGGGCAATTGCAGGAAGTCCCACAACGTGGGCGCAAACACCAACGGCACCCCCTGCGAGAGATTGATAAGGTTCACCGGGACCCGGTCAATCATTTCCAGCAGGTAGGCTTGTTCGGCGTCCAGGTAGTTGGTGACGTCGTTCAACGCCAACCCGAACCGTTTCTTCTGCGGTATATTTTCACGGCCCAGTGCTTTATTTTGTAGACGGTTAAAGTACGTCACATCGAGGTCACTCGGCAACAGGTTGACCAGGGGATACTGGTAAACAAATTGCTGAATGGTGGGTTGCTGCGCGAAGTACTTCTCCGCGTGTTGGCGCCACTTCACGTACTGTAACAACAGCAACGGAATATCGAGCGTGAGTACTGCGTAACCTTTTACCCCCACCGTATCAGACCCGTCTCGCAGGTTGAGCGTTAAGTCTGAGTAGGGGTGTGAGATAACCTTCAGCGGCTGCAAGTCCTGCCAGTAGACGCCTATGTCCAGTCCGTCAGGGTAGCCGTTGGAAGTCGCAATCACAAATTCGGCCACGCCTTTACCAAAGAAGTGATTCTTGCCCAGACTCCCGGCCCGGTGGGTCGCGGTGTTCAGGCGCAAGGCAGAAGCAATGTGGTTCACCCGGGAGGCCACCGCGTAATAGAACTGCCGGTCGTCGCCCACGTAGTTGACGTTGGCCTGGCGGATAATCTGTACGAGGAGGTTGTCGTTGTCCACGGTGTACACGGTCTTACGGAAATAGTACTTCAGTCGGGTAACCGCTTCCTGGAATCGCTCTACCACATAGTCGTGCTTCCCGGAGATGTGGAGCTTTTGGTTAATCTCGTATTTGCGGGAAAAGATATCAAACATAAGGCGCTCCGACTATTGAATTATTTTTTACGTACATCACCTATTAGTATGTACATACACCCTGTGACCGAAAAGGTTGCAGAGACCGTATTAGGGATGTCATCTGAAAAAGCCTTTTTAAACTTTTTTCAAGCACATATTACCCTAGTGAATTGAGTCTGCTATAAGATTCCTTTCAATCGTTTAGTCTTTCCGGAAAAGCTAAATTGAACCAAACTGTTTCTGTGGGAGTTCACAATGGGATTTAAAAAAGACGGCGACGTTGCAGGTGATAAGAAGGCGCAAGGTTCATCGCAGCCAACTAACCCCCTGACAGTCATGCGTCAGCATAAAGAGCAGTTGAAGAACGGTCGTGGTTCTGCCACGCCTGAGCCGGAGGTTGCGCAACCGAAGCCGGCAGCAGTACCTGAAGTTCGTCAAGATAAAACTGAACGTGCACGTTCAAATCCAACTATTAATAAAGGAAGCATCCAGATGTCAGATATCAATTTCTTCAACGCAGCAGTTCCACTGATTAGCAACGCTTCGTCTGGCCAGGAACTGAGCCGCGTGGTGGAAATGGGTCGCAAGTACCTGGCGGAAGAAGAGCAGCGCCTGAGCGGCGGTGGTTTTCTGAAGTGGAACCTGATTCCAATCCCAGGTGGCGAAGTGAACTATCTGGTTGACTCCGTCGCGCTGACCGCGACCATGTCCGCCAATGGTGCGACCGTGACCGCCGCAACCTGTCTGCTGCTGATGGGCAAAGCCAAGCTGCCAGACCAGGTCGAAAAAGAGCAGGGCCTCCAGTTCATCTACAGCTCTGTGCCAAGCGACATCTACACCGCGGGCTACAAAACCGGTGCAGCGCGTCAGATTAAGACCGTGCTGGGCCAGAACGCGGGTGACATCACCCTGCTGGGTTCCGTGACCGTACCGAACACCTTCCGTTACGATGAAGCCGATATCCGTAACATGCTGATGAACGTCATCAACGACGTGTACTTCGGCTTCATCGACCTGCTGACGGAGGGTGAGAGAGAGTTCGATATCACCGCCGTTATCAAAGACGACGAAGAAGTGGCCGGTCGTGTGGTTCTGCTGCCAGGCGATGACACTAACGTGTTCGGTCAGCCGCGCCGTCGTGACATCAGCATGACTGTAACCAAGCAGCCAAAGCGTTCCACCAACGTTATCAACGCCGTTGAAGGTGCCCGCACCGGTGAGCTGGCGAAGATTGACGGTTACGGTGACTACGTGTGGCTGGGCCGCAAGCAGGAATCGCGTCGTAGCCGTCGCAACCGTCGTGAAGAAGCTGAGCTGGATATCTACGGCCTGGGCCTGAACATCACCCTGCTGTCTTCGGGTGACCGTCAGACCACCGAGATGCAGCTGCTGGGTCTGTCCGCGGTCTCTGCGCTGGTGCAGGAAGATATCATCACTCAGGCCATGCAGCCGGGTGGCGACAGTGCTTACCTGCGTTCACCAGAAGCGCTGGCGGTTGAGCAGGACAAAGAGTTCGGTGAAGTGCCGAAGAACCCAACCAAAGAAGAGTGGGCTGAGCTCAACGAAGCAGTGGTACGCGAAGATTCTCTGTTCGTGTTCCTGCATGTCGAAGAGAACGGCCTGCTGGGTCGTGTTCA